GCCTCAGGTATCTATTCTGTATTAAATGATGAGTGGGTAGTAACCCCCGTTAAAACAGTGCAGTCAATTGATAAAAATATGATATTAAAAAAATCAGAAGATTTTGAAGATAGAATCGATGATATATCGGAAAGGTTCGATAAAGGAGAGGATGTTTTAGAAGACATAAAACTCCTAAAAGTTAAACTAAAAAAGTTTAGACAAAGTGGTTTGGATGACGGTGGAGAGTTTTCTTATGAGAATTTGGCATTCAAATTATTAAGAAGAAATGGGTATATAGGGAAGTTGTTAGATATCCAAACTAAAACCACAGATAAGAAATTATCTATAGAACAATAGAGATCAATATATTTTTCTCGATATTGTTGTATTTATAGTATAAGAATAAGTTATAAATAATTATTTAAATATGTCAGATCTAAGACCATTGGGTAGTGAAAAATTACCTGTAGACGAAAAATTAAAAAGAATTATGGAGATTGCCAATTATGGTATATCTCAAAAATCCAACATTACTGAAGGAAATTCTACTAAGTCAGTTCAATTCATTAAAGAATCATCTAACGGTGTGTACGGTATAGTAAAAGAAAAAGAAGGTTATTTCGTAAAGAAAGGTCTTACAGAAGGTTCTTTAGATTATATCGGAGGTATTTTTATGAAAAATAAAAATAAATTCAAATCATACTCTGAGGCATTAAAAAGATTAGAACTCATTAGTGGACAGGAATCATTAAACGAAGCAAAAAAATACGTATTAAAGACTAAGGACTCAGAACCTGTGGCCGATGCTCCTGTAGAGGACGTACCCGCAGAACCTGTAGCTGACGCTCCTGTAGATGATGCACCTATCGATGATTTACCACCGGCAGATTCAGGTATAGAAGACGAAATACCGTCTGATGAACCTGCGATGGAACCTGAAGGTGAGGAAGAAGGTAAGAGATCGGATTATATGGCCGACATTCAAAAATTCTCTGGTAAATTAGGACAAGCATTGAGAGATGTAAAAGAAAAAATGGAAAGTGATGATATTAAGTATGTTATCAACATGGTTCTTTCAGCTGTCAATATTGATTCGTTAGATGAGGAAGATAGAGAAGAAATTGCAGAAAGATTTGAACCTAAAGATGATTTCTCAGACGAAGAAGGAATGGATGATATTCCATCTGAAGACTCAGACATGGAAGGTGAATTACCATCTGACGAAGAATTAGATGAGATAATGGATAAATTAGAAAGTTTTGTTGATGCACCTATTGAGGAAACAAGTGATTTACCCGAACCAGAAGAAATAGAAGAAAAAAGAATCGAAGACATTGCAGATTTAAGCGTGAGACACGAAGAAGTATCTGAAATGGAAGAAGACGTAGAACTTGATTTAGATGAACTCAAAAAGGAAATTAACAAAAATGTTGATGATACTTTGAGTAAATATTTTAAGTAATATGAGACTTATCTATATCAATGAAATTGGAGCTGACTATAAAGGTCAGAAACAATATGAATTTATTTTTAGTGATCAACTCGAATTTGATATAGAGGAGTGGTACCATATACCCGCATCTACGTGTACAGAAACACTATCTCCCCATTTAGAATATATTAGTTTAGTTGGTGTACTTAAAAATAGTGACATTGATTTAGATCTAATACAAAAATCAGATTACTTTGGTGTAATTGATGCCGTAGACGGTGTGATTTCATTGGGGTGGGAAAAGTTTGATTTCGAAAGTGAGTTTGAAAGACTTACTTTTTCATTTGGTGAAAAAATAGATAAGGTTAGTGAAAAAATAGAATCAAGAGGTTTTAAACTAATAAAAGAAGAATTAAATTATAATACGGGAATATGAAAAGAAACGTAATAGTATCAAAACTTTTAAATGAGGGGTTCACTGAGAAGTTCCTTTCTAAATTGACGGATAAACAAATTACTGAATTATCTAATAGAATTTTATCTGAAGAAACTTTGAATATACCTAAGGACGATACACAAGGTGTGGAAGACGCAAAAAGAAAAGGTGAAAAATTTGTTACCTATGAAGAAGAAACTGAAGAAGACGAAGAATTAGGGGAAGAAGAAACAAGTATCGAAGAATGGGTAGAAGGTGTGGTTAAAGAAAACTATCATACAGAGGTTACAACTAAAAAGGAGATATATGAGATGATTGGTGCACTTTCAGACTCACCTGATGCATTAGCTGCGGCTCAAAATTATTTTAGTGTGGACGAACAGTCACCTGAACCATCTAAACCAGATACTGATGCACCTGTAAGAGAAAAACCAAGTACGAGACCAGGTAAACCAAAAAGAGAAAATCCTTTTGAACCAAAACATAAACCAAAACCTAAAGCTAAGTTACCAAAACAACTAAGTTTTGATTCTATAGGTCTTAATTTAAAAATGGCGGCAGAATGATTAGTAAAAAAGAATTATTAGAAACCATAAAAGGTTTAAAGGAAATGCCCGTAGATTACGGAGATAACCCTGAAAGAATAACACCCGATGTTGAAGACAAATTGGCATCGAGAGAAACACCCTTTAAAGATAATCCTTCATTTCCTGAAGAATCACCAGAAGGTGTTGAGTCTAATTTTGAAGAATTATTGGCATCTAAGAGATTTAAAGATGTTGTTGCAAAAGTAAAAAGATATACGGGTGAGGAAGGTAATATAACAGACCAAAACGTACTATCTCAGTTAATGAGTACTATGCAACGAACATTGATGAGTGTTTTACGATTTGAACAAGACAATAAAGAATATTTAGAGAACTTAGCGGTAGAACTTGTTAAGAAAGAAATGTCACTACCTGAAGACACACTACAATTCGATGCGAAATTAGTTGGTATAGGTGGTATAGATTCAGAAGGTTTTTCTAAGGAATCAGAAGATCCAAGTGAAGAAGAGGTAGAACAACAATTTGGTGTAAACCCTGAAGAGGCTGAAGATGGTTTAGAAGACTTTATGGATGCGATGGAAAAGTTCGATCAGGAAACCGCGAAAAGAAGATTTATTAACGCATTAATACAGGGAGCATCTAAAAAAGGACATTATATGTTTGAGTTGGTTGCAAATGAATTAACTGAAAGAGATCCAAACATCGTAAATCAATACGGTGTATTAATGTCAGTTAACGATTTACTTTATTGGGTATTACCTGACGGAATGATGGAAATGGGAATGGGTGATGGAAACCAAGCCGGTAAGGAGGAAATTGATACGGAAACTGATCCACCTACAATTATTGCAAGAGCGGTATTTTTTCCCGCATTGATACACGAAGTAATTAAAGGAGTAATGGAAATTATGGGTACACAAGGTTTACCCGACGATCCAAGATCTGCAGAAATGGTGATGAATAAAACTGACACTTTACCTTCAGAAATTTGGGATTTAAGATTAGGACCGATTATTTGGGAAAAATTTAGATCTTCATATCCTGATAGGTTAAATCAAGAAGATATGACACACATCCAAAATTATCTTTTCTCAAGATTTTCTCAATTAGACGCTGAAGAATTTTTCAGAGTGGCTAAAGAAATAATGAGAGGATCTGCAATGGGTAAAAGTATTTTAAGTAATATGGTGGACCAAATCATACAAGATTTACAAAATGAAGATTACGAAGAGGACCAATATAATAGAGAAAAAGAAGATGACGATGACGATGGTCTCGGAGGATTCTTAGGGTCATTAGGAATTACATTTTCTCCTGAAGACGACAATTAAATAACACGGATTATAAGAAAGTGGTCAATAGACCACTTTTTTTGTATTTATAGGATATGGATAAACATAAACTCATACAGTTAAAGGAATACGCGAAGATCATGAAAGATACTCCGTATGCACTTAAAACATATTTAACCACGTATGATAATACACAAAAGAAATATGTACCATTAGAGTTATTTCCAGACCAAGTTGAATTAATTAAAGACTACGACAACTATAATGAAAATATAACTCGTAAGTATAGACAGGCGGGTGTATCTACTGTAACCGCAGCTTGGTTATCTAAACGTATACAAACCGCAAAACCCGAAAACCCAGAAAGAATACTTATTATCGCTAACAAGAGAGATACTGCGATAGAAATGGCTAATAAAGTTAGAGGTTTTTTAGATCAATGGCCAGAATGGATTAACGTTGGGTTTTCACCTGATAAAAATTCTGAAAGTAGGTATCGTATGAATAACGGATGTGAGGTTAAGGCGGTTGCGACATCTGCCGATGCACTTCGTGGTTATACACCAACAGTATTGGTTTTTGATGAGGCTGCATATATTGAAGCGGGAGAAGATTTTTGGGCGGCTTGTATGGCCTCCTTATCTACGGGTGGTAAAGTAATACTTATATCCACACCTAACGGACATGATCCAATTTATTATGGGGTATATGATCAGGCGTTACGAGGTATGAATGATTTTAAAATAACCGATTTAAGATGGTTTAAAGATCCAAGATATGCCAGTGACTTAAAATGGATTAAAGTAGACGATATCATACATTATATGTTGAATAGAGAACAATATAATGATGATGAAATAATTTTAGAACAGGGTTGGGAAGGATATGAAGAATTACTCGAGAAAGGATACAAACCGTACTCTCATTGGTTTGAGAATATGGCAAAAAAATTCAAGTATGACAAAAGAAAAATCGCACAAGAATTGGAGTGCGACTTCCTCGGTTCTGGTGATGGTGTTATCCCAA